CGAAAATAAAATTTTTTATTCTGTAAATAAGTATTTAAAGATTAAAAAAATGTTATACTATAAAAATACAATTATTCCAATAAATAACAACTAACTAACCACTTCTGATGCCTCCACCCAGTCAACCAACTTCTTCTTCATCTTCGTCTTCTGGTTCTTCCCAAGCGCAGCAAACTACCGTTCAAGCCGGCGGTGAGACGTATCGTATCCCTACCCAGCTATGCATGCAACATGTTTTTAAGTTGGCGATCGTAGAAGATAAACCGATCATGTTGGACTACTGGACCAGCTCGCTTGACAAGAGTGTCATCATCGGAGTTCGAGAGAATAATGAAAAGCTCCTCGTGAAGAGCGCGGACGAGTATACCAGCCCAATTGCTAAAATATTTAAAGTGGAGACGGAGTACATTATTGTTACGGAAAACTCAATTTATATTGTCGCGTCCGATATTCAAAATAAGCGTATTTCATGAATTCGAATTCGTGATGATGGATGAACCGGTAGTTACGGTCTCTACAAGAGATACGTTGGATCTCCCGGCAGTATTTACCGCGTAGACTCTAAAATAATAAGTTGTCTCCGGTTTGATATAAGTAAATGCCAATGTCCTATCCCGTAACAAGTTAGACGCGGTATTGAAAAAAGTCCATATTTTGAAATCTCCAGCTGTTTCTGAATATTCCAAAATATATCCGACATGCGATATGTCGTCTCCTCCAATATCGTCGCTAACCACATTTGTTTTTGTTCCGCCTTTCAAACTTACCCAGAACCATTCAAGAAAAAGATACTGCTCGTCCGTTTCAATAAATTGACCCGTTGATGGAGATATTGTAGTAACTTTTCTAGACAGTATAGTTATATCGATATTTGTAATCGGGTTGGGAACAACAATAATCTTTCCTAATATATCCGGAGTACTAACCACCCCTTCCCTTGTAGGAAAAAGAGAGTTTCTGGCAGATACTCTAAAATAATACGGTATTTTTGTTTCGAATACGGGTCGCACGCTACCAGATATCATTGCTGAAGTTGATAAGTTTAACTGGATCGCACCCACTGATTGCGTACTTGTTGCCACATACTCGTAACCAACCCACGGACCTTGGTCGGTGTTTTTTGATACGCGCACAATATATGACGTGACGGTTGATCCTCCAGCATCGTCGATAACAAATGATACGTTGAATTGCCCGTTCGTTACCGCAACCTTGAGACCTATTGGTTTGCCGACCACCGTATTTGCCCTACCAGTAATTTCATACGGAACCGAAGTGTATGTTCCGTTCAAAGCTGAAATACTAAACGTATAATACAGGTTGTCACTGTCAAGACCCGAAACCGTGAATTTTGTAAGTGTGGTTGATCCGGAAGATATAACCCGTTTGAGTGGATCGGTTGTTTTATAGTAACTCACGGTATACGCTTGAATTTCGGCCCCACCATCACTTACTGGCGCGTTCCATGCCAGCAATATTATTCCGGCCAATGTACCGGAACTTAGCGTAACCCCGGTAACCGACGATGGTGTATTCAGTGTGTTTACGGAAAGCGTTTCCGAATATGGAGACGTAAATCCGTCAAGTTTCACGAGGGTTACCACATTATTTGCACGAACACGAATATAGTATGTTGATTTTGTAACGATTGCTAATGCGTTCAGTCCGCCTAAGTTGGAGCCGGTGAACCGGTAAGTGTATACTCTTTTTACAGAGTCGTAAATTAAATCACTGGTCCCAATTGTCGCAACAATCGTAGTCCAGGTGATCTTGTCGGTAGAGTATTCTACATCGTATGACGTGATCGGCGTTCCTCCGTCAAATGATGGTGGAGACCATGTTGCGATTATATTCGTTTTATCAATACTAGTTAAATTGGTGGGATTGGTTACAATTGTGGCGGTAGTGTCGCCGACTGCATTAAAATTTAATGGTTTACTTGGAATCAAAAACGTATTCCCGGATGAAATTGCAGGAAATGTTGATGTGGCGCTCGTGGTAACTGAATAAATTTTTACATAATACAACGTATTATTGTTGAGGCCATTTATCGTGTACGTGCGAGTATTTGCATCAACGTATCCAGTTTGAGAGCCGCCCGTAGTTGCAGACGTCGATGGAATATTGGTCCAATTGGTTCGGTCGGTTGAATATGCCACCAAGTATCCGGTCAACGCACTACCTCCATACAATCCTTTTTCATCTTGGTCTGGTGGCATCCATGTTACGACGAGTGACTTATTTCCTCCAACAATGACCGCATTGTTTGGAGATCCAAGCGCGGTAGTTGGAATGCGAGATCGCAGCACTTGCCCTGCCTTGTATTCGTATGTGCGAGTATTACCATATAATGGAACCTCATCGCGTAAACACAGTAGCCGAGGTGGACCAGGTACATCGCTTTCACTAGTGAGAGTACACTTTTTTTCTGATGATGGGCAAATTAAAACACCATCGACTTCGGGTAAATTCGCGGTATTTGAATCTGTCAACGTATCAGTTTGACTAGCAAACCCCTTTTTTCGCATCAACGTTCCTCTCGATGCGGCGGCAAATCGTTGTTTTTTTGTACTTTGGGTTGTATTTGGCTTGTATTTTAGTATTTCACACTTTCTGCGTTCGCTGATTTCGTCGGGCGTAAACTGGGCCGTATCGTATACTGGAGGCTGAAACCTCGACCATAATAATGAACTGTACCGATTTGAAAAACTGTAGTTGCAAACATTTCCATAGAGGGATGAAAAATTGGACATTAAATTATATATACTTGTCTATAACTTATGACTAACTTATCTATAACTTATCTATAACTTAGAAATAATAAATAATATTATTTCTAATTTTTAATTCACAAATAACATTATCATTATGGCATCCGCATCCCCATCCCGATATTTGATCCGGCGGTATGCTGCCTCATTGCGTCGGTTGAATGTGTCATGGTGGTTTCAGTGGGAAGGGTTGGTACAAAATAATCCTTTTCTAAAATGCGGGTGCTGAGATTATTCTGAAACGGAATTGCAATGTGTTCTTGCGGATCAAATAGCGGATAGTCGGGACGATGCTGTTGCTGGTCCCTTAATAACCATGCCGGATGCGTGACACGACTTTGATCCGTGTACGCGTTCATGGTATCTCTCGAAGGAATCGTCGTGCTTGTAGCTGGAATACCTTTACCTGCGCCGCAATACAAATTATCGAACGTATCGCGATTCAAGTTTCGGGTTAATCCGAATAAATTGTTTTCAATCTCGGTAGCGCCAGTCATTGCATTCCCTCCCCATTTTTGCATGCGAATGTGTGGATCTTGCATATAAACTGGATTTGCACCATTTCCCGGCGAGTCTAATGCATATCGTCCGGCATACGTGGATATTTCAAGGTTCTTGACAATGCGAGCCGGGTCATCGTGAAAGCGTGTAAATGACATTTATTTATTGATTTATTTATTGATTTATTTATTGATTTATTTATTGATTTATTTATTGATTTATTTATATTATATACCTCAATTATTATTATTTATTTTGGTTATATTTTGTTTCGTTTATCAAAGCTCTTAAAGTATAAAAAACAATTTAAAATGTTTTTTATAGTTCGGCATATACAATTATAAAAATAAAAATACAATTAAGTATGACAACGTGCGCGATTTGTCCCAATCCCAAAACACTCACTCAGAATGATCTGTTAACTGCAAAGCTTTTGACTTTTTTTAAACGAAATGATTTCGGGCCGCTTAAAATCATGTTGGATGTAATCAATGGAGAATCCGCCATTTCTCTCCGTATCATTGACTGGTTTTCGACAAATTATGCTAAAAAGAATTATACGGTCTACACTATTCCCGAAAACGGGTCCAAGCCTGAAAGACGATTCAAGGTGTACCTTGATTATAAACTCAACTTGAAAGCGTATTCAAAAAAACGGTTCGACCCTTTTTGCAGATGGGATCGAATCGCCTTTCCATATCTAAACAATTCGTACATACAAACAACCGTAGGGCAGCTTAATTTCTTTAAGTGGGCGATTGACAACCAAGTTATTCATTATATTGAAGCCAATTATCGCGACATTGAACACGACATGAACAGTAGAAACAGTATATCTAAACGTAAGCCTGGCAGTCACGATGAAGAAATGGCACTGGAATTAACATTATCATCACCGCACACAAAAAGAGTAGACGATGATGATACTGATGGCGGAGGCAAAGATGACGATCTATTATCGATGTCGTCTGCCTCTACAAGAAAAAGGAGAGAAGAGTTGTCCATTTTGGCAAGTAGTTGTATAAAAAAAGAAATGGTGGAAGTGATCGTCACATTTGAGTAATAAATAATAATAGTGTTATACGGTTATTATTCTTTATTCCTTCTCATCAACATCTTTACCCTGTAAAGCCTTTCCGTTTGCTGCTATCGTTGGAGCGATTGCTCCGAACAATTTGCCATCAAAGAGTTTGGATATGCCGTCCAATCCACCACCGCCCATGATTTGGTCCATAAATCCTTGGGCACTTTTAATAAGTGGTTCCATGTCCTTCATGTTATTCATGAGTACTTTTTGCTGTTCCATCAAATCCTTGGTTTGCGTGGTGAGTCCCTTGACGCCATCCTTTCCAATAATGTTCTGCAAGTTGTCATATGCTTGGCCTAGCGTTTGCGCGTAGTCTACGCGATTACCCTTGGACCCGCTTATTTTGGCATATCCGTCATCGTCATCATCCTCCTCCTCGTCAACGACTTTGGTAGGTTTATTTTTATTTTTACTGGCGGGAGCGGGGACGTTGGAATCGTCCTCGTCGTCTGGATTGGCTTTTTTGCTGGGTTTAAATTTTGCAGGTTTCAGATTTTGCATTCCGATAACAACTTTTTTATCTTTGGGGTTTTCTGCTGGTTTTTTTTCCATAGCTGTAGAAGCCTCGACGACTGGTTCAGCATCTGCACTTTTAATATTCTGCTGACCCTCTTTAACTTCCTCTTCCTCTTCCTCTTCATTTTCACCGTTATCCTCATTTTTCAAACCTTCTTTTCTTCCCAAACTGGATGACATCATACCGCTAGTCCCGGCATAGAAATTGGTCGCAATAATCGAAATAAACAACACGATAATCATATTGCGCGTGAAGTAAATCGATAACAAAAATGTAAGTATGAAAAACAAGATTGCATCCATGTTTCTCAATGCTAAATATCCGATAATATTGAGTATGGCAATAATCAGAACGGCATACATAACATACGTGTTTTGTAAAATCTCCTTCATTTCTGACCGTAATGTTCCATTTCCGATGCTCATACGACTTAATCTACTGATTGTGGTATTCATCTTTTCAAATTTAATTCGATTTATAATAGAAGTATTTTTTATTTTTAATTATCTAATTTGTTATATATTTTATATTTTATATTTTATATAAAAAATATAATAGACTAAAGTTCAAAG